GAATTTTCGCAATGAACTTTGATGAATGTACCATCTATTTTTTCTATTTTTACTTCTTCATTGGCCATGACTAAACTTGATCCACTCAATCGCTGAACGAATATTCCATTGTCTATTTGCGACTATCTTTACTACTCCATCCAAGTAACTGACTAATTCTTTCTTTTCTGTGATCTGACGCTCAAGTTTAATAACATCATCATCTGCGTCAATAAACTTATCAACATCTGTTTTCAGAATATTTAGGTCAAATGGCTCCCACTTAAATTGGTGTAGCTCCTCTTTAGAGAGCTTTCCTGTATAATAGAGCCACTTGTACTTCTTCATCACGCGAAGGGTTCTCTCGTCCTCTGCAAGGGCTTCCTTGTGCTTCTTAAGGAAGAGTAGATACTTGTTATGGATCTGTGGAGTGTTTACAGATTCAATGGCAAGTTCTGTGGAATCTATCTTGAGATCTTCTTGTACTTGTTGTTTTAATTCATCAAAATTCATAATTTAAGTATACACAATAATAAATAAAGTCAAATAGTTACAGCACCAGGATCTGGATCAAACGAATAGTATGTATATGCAAATGATGCAGTTGCTTTTTGTGCAACATTCGACGGAGAATCCGTTATAAATTTTAATCCAGATAATGCAACCGGAAACATATTATGAAATGTAACTTTGATGTTATCATTATATGTCCCTTTGGTTATATACAAATAACCAGTCGTCATAAATTCATCAAATCTTAATTCATTATTTCTATTATCGCTGTTTATATTGCCTAAATGCCGCATCCATTTATAAATTTCAAACCAATTTTGCATTTTTTCGTCTACTAAAAAACTTAATGTTAAATTTTCAAATCTATATGCTCCTATTGGCCTTTTAATTGGTACGCCAAAAATAGTAGGCTGATCTTGAGATTCTTGAAAAAGATTAGGTAAATTTACTTCTTGGGTGTAGTAGGATACACTTGGTAATCTGGCAGTTTGAAACCTAAAATAATTTTGGCCTAGTGGCGAAATTTCTGTATCAGTAAATGGCATAAACTATGTAGAAAAGAAAACGGGAGCCATTTCTGGCTCCCGTTTATTTGCAGAGTTAACTACTTATCAGTTTCCTGTGTTACCGTGTAGGCTTGTTACACGGAAGATACGATAATACTGATTTAGGTTTCCAGTCATGCTTTCGCCGTCTGGAGTACCAGTATTGTTGATAACGAATGGGTTTGAAACCATGCCGTAACGAGTCTTGAAGCCGATCTTTGGCTGGAAGGTGTTAGGATCGACTGCACGGACCATCTGGAGTGGAACGTATGGGCAGTAGAAGAGGCCAGCGTCGTATGGGCTTGCACCACGGTATCCGACGCAAACGAAGTCTACACCAGACTGGACATAAGGATCGATGTAAACGCGCATCTTGCCGTTTAGTACACCAGCGAAGGTGTTACCAGTGTCATCAACTTCAAGCTGCTGATTTAGAGCAGGGCTGATGTTGAGGAATCCACCCATTGCGAGGGCTGAAGCAACATCTGATGAGCAGATGATGAAGTTGCCCTTACCGCGACGAGTTTGTTTGGCAATGACATTGGCTTCACGCTCAATCTGGAACATTAGACCACGGAAGCGTTCAGCTGACCAACGACCGTCTGAGTCGGCAGTTAGGTCATATGCACCACCACCGAATCCAGTTGAGCTTAGATCGGTCTGCTGTGCGCCTAGCTTGGCGACATGGTAGATGCCACGAACGACCTCGCGGTTGATTTCAGCAAGAATTTCAGTGCTGAGAATGTTGGCGAGTTCGGTTTCAGCATCAAGTCCGTGAACAGCCTTGAGGTCCTGAGCGAGTTCAGTGGTGTAATCGGCCTTTAGAGCGCGAGTTCTTGCCTGAACAGCAACCTTATCGATGGTGAATGCCATTTCCTGGAAAGGCTTACCGTCAGTTGATCCTAGATTTTCTGCTTGACCAACAAGCATTCCTCTAAAATCTGCTCCAAATACTTGGTGTCTAGTAGAACCAGTGTTACCAGCGAATAGCGATAGACCATATGAATCGCTATAGCTAGCACCATCAAGGTAAGAAGTATACTTGAAGGTTGTTCCGTTAGTACCACCTGAACCACCGAATGGTACGAATGGTTCCTGGAACATTGCTTCTTTGCGACCACCAGCACCAGTACCGTCTTGTGGATCATACTTGGGACGCATTGCAAAGATTAGCCCGGTTGGAGCGGTCATTGGCTGAACGCCGCAGATGTCGTATGCCATGAGGTTTGGCATTGCGCGACGAACTAGGCTGATTAGTATTGGATCGTAACCAGCGATGTTGGTTGATGCACCAGAGAAAACATTGCTGATTGGTCCACCAATGGTGTTGTCTTCAACTAGTCTCTGCTGACGCATGGCCTGCTCTTGGTTCTCAAGTAGAACAGCAGTTACCTTCTTCTTGTAAGTGTCTTCGATGGAAGGAAGAGCATCGTGACCAAGCACTGGCTCCCACTTCTCAGTTAAAATGTCGTATGGGGTTGTATCATCAAATCTCATTTGTATCTCCTAATATTTTATTTATAAAATTTATTTCTTTAAGTGTCTACTAATAGCTCTTTTGTAAATGTCCATTCCTTCGGAAATCAATTCAGGTTCGGTAACGGTGTCAAGAATATCTACCTTTTGAGAGAACTTTGGCATTGTCTTCTGAGTTGATTGTGATTGATTATTTACATTTCCAAAATAACTTTCTTTCAGAATTTGAATCTTGTTTCTAAATTGTTCTACATTATCAAATTCTATTCCTTCTGCAAGATTAGCTAATTTTTCAATCTGAGTTTGTGCTAAACCATGAGTTTCTTGGGCAAAGGCAGCTACAGCAGCAGACTCAAGCAATTTCTTCTTTAGAGAAATATTTTGCTTAATTGTTTCGTTTAAGCTATCTTCCTGATTTTCAATTTTTGTATAAAGTTCATCTAGAACATTGTATTTTTCATTTGGAACATCAATAAAATTAGTTTCAAATAATTTCTTTAGTCCAAATATAAAGTTTTCTGCTAGTTCTACTTTAATACCTCTTTCAACTTGAAGTTTGTTTTCGTTTATCCATTCTTCAACAACATATGTTAGATAATCATCTACCTTTTCTGTTAATTCGTTTACTGTAGTTGATAGGGCCGACGAATACTTCTTGTTATAATGTTCATTTATACTAACAGATAGTGCTTTTGCTCTATCATTAACAGCGGCAACAAAGATAGTCTTTGCTTTTTCTACAAAATCTTCTGAAAGATTTGAGTTAGCAAAAAGTGTTGCCAAATGCTCCTTTAAACTATCTTCTGTTTCTTCGTCAGAAGTATCTTCCTCTTCGGAATCTTCTTTAGTTACAGGTTTTTGCATTTGTGGCTGACCCATTCCTGCTTGTCCCATTGGACCAGAAATAGTTTTCATGTTAATTTGAGCCAATCCTTCAGCAGGAGGATAAGCTGTTCCTAGAACAAATCCCTTTCCTTCTGCATCGAATGCTCCTTTTCCTTCAATATCGTGTTCGACTTGTGTACCTTGTGGCATATATTTTCTCCGTTTTATATAGTATTAATTAAATTTTATATGCACCATACTGTGTTTGTGCATGTTTTTCTAATCTATTCATTCTTCCTAAATCTGCTTCTACATTTCCTAGTGCTCTTGGGGCCAATAAAAATGGAGCAATCATTTTTCTTTTTGCTGCTTGCGCCATTTCTGTACCTACAATTCCTGCTGGTCCCTGTATTTTTGGATCATTAACATATGCTTGAAATTTTTCGGGTCTTCCAGACCCGGCAAATCCAAGCAATCTTTGCAATCCAGGATTATTTTTTAAAAATCGCGTTAAATCAAATCTCTCATTTAAATGAGATTTATCCTGCATATTGCAATATGCTTCATTCAAAGAATTAAATTGTTTTTTATCTAATCTCATTTAATTTTTCTTAAGAAATCTGCAAAAAGTTTTATAGATTCTGCTTGTAGTTTTCTTGAAGGTGTTTTCTTTAATGTGTCGCGGTATTCCGCAATTTGCTGCTCTCTAAGAATACCATTGTCCCAGATCCATTCTCTGCCTTCCATGATTCCATTTACGAAAGCATTTGGAGCTGAAGGATCAGCGACGATATCGATAGCGGCAAGCATGAAGTCTTCTTTAACAACATTGACCCCGCCTCTCTTTTCTAAAGAACCCATTCCACGGGTTGAAACACCAAGCTTAATGCCCTCGTTCATTAAATTTTTTACAATCTGTCCGCATGGAGTATCAAGAATCTTAGCCTTTCCGTAGAAATCATTGTTATTCTCGTATAGCCAAGTTACCTTGTGAGATACGCGATCTAGGTTAACTGAAGGTCCAGTTGGGTGATTCAATTCACCGAGAGCACGGTTCTTGTTTACATATTCTGTGACATAACGCTGTGCTTCTTTAACAAGAATTGGCTTTGGATAAACTCTGCCATTCTTATTTTTTTGTTCAGCCTGCATGAAAACGCCTTCGATAAAATGTTGTTTTTCCCCGTTGGCATTTTCGGTTAGATATGCTACCTCTTCAATTGTTTCGGTGATTAGTTTCATTCTTTTTCTTCTTTATCCTCTCCGCATCCTTCTTCATCTTCACCCTCTTCATCTTCTTCGCCCTCTTCATCTACATTTACATCTTCGCCTTCTTCATACCATTTACCATCACCGTCACTGTCTTGCCATCTTTTTCCTTTTTCTTCTTCTTCTTCGTTGAAAGTTTCCTTTGCAACACGAATATATTCTTCAGCTAGTCTTTGACCGAGCTTTATGACCAAATCCTCTGCTATTAATTTTTTTGCAGTAATAACATTTTCTTCTAGGATTGAATTGATTATTGCTTTTGATTTCATATTTTTTTCCTTTATTATCTATAAAATATTATTGCTCTGGTTGTTCTTCTTGCATTTGCATTTGAGCCATTTGTTCTTCTCTTATACGAGCAATATCAACTGCCATTTCTTTATTCATTTGTTCTATTTCTTCCTCAGTTTGCTTCAAAATGTTTTTCTTAATATAAAGAGAAGAATAATATTTACCGATCATTGGCTCCATTTGAGTGGCTAATTCCATCCTTGCAGATAAAATTTCTGCATCTTTTAGATCCGTAAAATAAGAATCTTTATTGAAGATAAAATTTAAATTATAACTGATATCTTCCCAATCGTTTTCAGTTATAATACCTTTAAGAATTAACTGAATTCGTAATAATTGCATGAATAATTCAGCAAATTTAGTTCTTAATCTTTCAATAAATTTATAGAACTTGACCTCATCTCGCGTGATTTCAGCCGATCTTCCTAAATTGAATCCGTTTTCCCCTACAAGTCTTGAGGGAGGAATATTCAAAGCGTAGTAGAGCTTTTTCTTGAAATATTCAACATCGGTCAATTCACCGAGATTCTGTCCCCCGTCTAGGGTAGAAATTTCAGTTCCTCTACCACCTTCGCGGCGAGGTAGCCAGTAATCTTCAAGCATTGCCATTTGATTTCTATCATCTTTGATTTCACCAGTTGTCTGGTTGTAAATCATACGATTGCGGTATTTATTCATAAGCTCACGAACATATTGTTCGGCTTTTTGCTTTGGCAGATTACCAACATCGATATAAAAAATACGCCTCTCAGGTGCGCGAGAAATTCTATAAATTACAATTGCGTCTTCTATTTGGCGCAACATGTTTAAAGGTCTAATTGCCTTGTGTAGATATCCAACAACTCTCTTAGAGTTCATATCAACCATTCCAGAATGGCAATATGCAATAGAATCAGGAGAAATCTTCAATCCTGATGTTGGTGTTCCTATTACTGAATTTTTATCTGTGTTTGTATAGATGAAAAATTCTTCAACATTCTTTATAAGAGAAATATTGTTTCCATCTTGTTTTGAACTCTTTGTTTGTATTTTTTTTACTTTTCTTACTTTTGTTGAATCAAGAGGAATAAGTTGTTTTATTCCCTCAGAAGGATTTTCTGTATCTATAGTAATGTAATAATATAATTTTGAATCAACATACCATCTTCTAAAAATTTCATATCCTTTATCTTGAAAATTAAGTAATTTTAAAATATTATTAAATTCATAATATATTTTACTTTTTACATTATCAGAAAATGAAATTTTTGATAAATCTAATTTAACAGGCTTTTTATCATTTCCTAAAACTAAACATTCATTTGAAATTTCATCAATCGCCGTATCCACTTCAGGAAATAAAGACATTGCTCTATATTGAGCGATTAATGCCTGATCATCCTTAACGGAACCCATAAAATCAATAAAGGTTCCATAAACACCAGCACCTTCGACAGTATAAGCCCCATCAAATTCTTCTGGTGTTGTAAAATTCTGAAGAGGTAACTTATCCTCTTCGTCTTTAGATCTAATAGTAAAACCAAATAGTTTATATGCCATAATATAAAGTTTCTCTTATTATTTATCCAACCAAAGTGGTATCATAATTCACATAATGAAATGCAAATGTTATATCAAAAGTATTATATTGATCTCTTGCCTGCATTTCCATTTCTAATGGTGAAATTGATTGCGGCCACGCATTTATTAGTGTTGCTCTTTTTATGGGCAGACCCGTAGAGCCGCCTGTTGTGTCTTCTCCATTTAAAGAAAGCTGTTCTACAAGTATATTACAATAGCTAACTGATCCTCTATTAGTTTCATGATCATTAATAGAATCGCTCCATGCATGAGCAGCGTGCCATAAATTTTGATAAGTATCGGTAATAGTGGAGTTTTTATCATCTAATACCGTTATTGTCCAAACATTAAATCCTTCGGCACTATAAACTCTATCTCCAGGATATAGAATTTTTCTTCCTCTATAATCAATGGGATTTGTAGTTATAATGGAGGCAGGCATTGCTGCTGCTACTATATGGAAAAGAGAAAGATTATTAACAAAATTAGCTGCTAACCCTGTACCACTGGTTCCGCTAACCCTAAATCTATTTTTTCGTGTTCCGCCTGCAAAATTAGTAGTAAAAAGTGATATTGACATTTATTTTTCCTTTTATTATCCGGCAGCTTCAAAATCTGTATATTTAAAACAAAAAGTAACATCAAAACTATTATACTGATCTCTCGCTTGCATTTCCATATTTAATGGTGAAATTGATTGCGGCCATGCGCCAAACAAAGTACATTCTTTTATTACAAAATTTCCGTTTAAATTTAATTGCTCGACAACTATGGTAGTTTCATAAGGAATTGGTGGACTACTAAACGGAGTTCCTGTATTAAACACATGAGAATTTATACCATTAGACCACGCATGTAGTCTATTCCATAAATTTGTAATTTTTTGTGTCGGTTGTCCTGGTATATCATCTTGAATAGTAACTGTCCAAACATTAAATCCTTCGGCACTATAAACTCTATCTCCAGGATATAGAATTCTTCTTCCTCTAAAATCAATAGGATTTGTAGTTATAATAGAGGCAGGCATTGCTGCTGCTAATACATGGAAATCGTCAAATCCTCCTATTAGATTTGATGCACCAGGTATAGAAGTTGATACAGGAGCAGGATTTGGTTCATCAGGATCTGTTGCTGTTGGACTAAATCCAGGAAGATTGCACTTTACACGAAATCTATTTTTTCGTGTTCCTCCGATAAAGGCAGTTGTAAACGCAGATATACTCATGTGTCAGGGATTAATTAATTGTATCAATTTTAATAAAGTTATAATTTAATCTTACAGCAAATGAATTGAATCCAGTTTCTGCCATATTAAACTGCAAAGGACTGATAAACCCTGGCCAACATCCTTGTAATGTTATCTTTTTTATAGATGCTTCATCTAAATCAAGTTGTTCTATAGACCAAGTTCCGTTTTGGATTAACTGATTACCAGTACTGAACCAATTATCTGTAGCACCCATACTGTGTATATTACCAGCCTGACTATTTATTTTCTCTGACCAGTCTACAAATTGTTTGTATAAACCATCAGCACCCCTATCATCTAATACTAAAATATCCCAAGGTTCATATGATCTATCTCCGACATAAGGAATCAATCTTCCTCTATAAGGAAAATTTACAATTCCTAGTGTAGAATTAGGAAGAGATGCAGATAAAACATGAAAATTTAATTTAGTTTCAGCTGTTCCTCCAGGAAATGTCCCAGATACTTTAAAACGATTTTTTCTAGTACCACCTCTAAATCCGCCGATGAATGATGATATGGCATTTGACATATGTTACCTCTATTATATTATTATGTAGTAAAATTTAAACTTATAACTGCTTTACTTTGTACTGGTTTAAAATTTATATCTATTACTAGTTTATTTGTCGATATACTTTCATTAGTATTATTAGTTTCATCACAAATAACTAAAAAACTTTCAATACCATTATTGGTTTTAATTTCTTCTAAAAATAAATCAAATTTTTGCTTTATTTCTGCTCTAATTTCTGGTGTATTTTGCTCAAAAAGATACTCTGTTATTGTAGATTTTGATTTTTTAACTATATCTGCATAAAGAGTAGAGTAAGAAAATGTTTTCTTGATATCATTAGATGTAGATGTGATTCCAGATAAATTAGTAGCTAAAAAATATTCTTTTATTCCTATTGAAGATAATTTCAATACAGAATTTATTGCTCTTGTTTGTGCTACATTTAGTTTAGAGTTGGAGGAAAATGTTATATTTGTTGGAGTTGATGGTATTATATCTTCAGAATAATTGATATTTGGTAAATTTATTTTTGAAAATTTTTGATTTAATATCTTTCCGTTTTGTATTCCTGCAATTGAAATCCAAGGATACAAGGAATAAGATCTGGCCATCATTCCAGCTATATCACTTAGTAAAGGTATTAAAACATATGGGGAGTTAGAATATTCTGAGTCATCAGAAATATTATCATCACTATAGTATCTCTTCGATCTTTTAACTCCTCCAATCGTAAAAGACAGTTGATTGAAATCAGAATCTGTTAATTCTGGTCTAAGATAAAAATTATCAAATTGTGTAGAAATATCTGTGACGTTCGAAACAATATAAGAATTTTCTAATGGTAAAAATGAATTTTCTCTCAATGATGCATTAAATAAAATTGGTATTGCTTTTAGTTTTATTTCATTTATAAAATTAGCAGAGATAGAAGTTTTTAATGGATCATAAACAAGATAATCTAAGTTTTTTTCATTTATTGTAAAATATACATTATTTTCATTTGTAGCATTTATTAAATGAATTGTATAATTATAATGTAATGCATCTAGAATATAATTAAAATAAAAATCAATTTTTCTTATATTTGATGTAAATGAACTTGAATTAAAATTGTTTATTTCTTTTAAAAAATAATCAGCATCTACTACTCTAGAATCAATATATGTAAAATCAGCAGAATTTATTAGTTTTATAAAATCTTGAATTGATTCTAGTGTTTTATATTCTGAAGTTATACCCAATACATTTAAAAAAAGAGAATCGTAGATGAGGAATCCCCCATCTACGATTTTTTTCTCTTCCGTCTGTTTTAGGGTATAATTAAGTGCCATTATCCTTGATTTAGTACAAATCTGAATGTTACTGAATCAATTAGGTATATAGGTCTAAATGAAATATCTAAAACTAGTTGTTTTGCAGCTACGATTTCATCGGTATTATTAAATGAATCGCATCGAACTGAAAAGTCAGACAATCCTTGAATATCAACAAGTCTTGAAAGATATGCGGAACATGCAGTAAAAAGTCTTTCTCTGGTTTGCTCATTATTAACTTCAAAGAGAACTCCTTGAAGTAGTGGTTTGATGCCTCGCTTAATTCCAGAAATAAGTCTTACAATACCAACATGCATTCTATCAGTATCGGTTTGCTCTAGAGTAGCATCTCCCATTACAAATGCGCTATCGTTGTAGCCAACCAATTTTGCAATACTGTTAATGCCATAGGTTGATTCAAGAGTATTCATATCTGTTTCAGATAGTTTAGGTTCATAGTTTGTATAGAAATTAATTTGTCCCTTACGAATTCCAGAAGGAGGTAGGAAGAACTGACCATTAATATCAGTTCGTGCCATCAATCCGGCGACATCTGAACCTACCAGAATGTCAATTGAGCCAGTGTTTCCATATTGTCTATCTATCGTTTTTCTTCCAATAATACTAAAGAAATATTCATCAGTAGAAGTTGCACCAGTTATTCCAGTGATACCAAACATAGAATAATGGGCTAGCGATGAAGCATTGTAAGAAGCAGAAGTTCCGTTGTGATATTCTGCTGAACTACCAACAATTCCAATACAATCTTGTCTTAATTTTACTAGATTAATTACATGAGGCATCATTGCCTTATCTTCGCAGAAAACGCTATCAATTGCTAAAGCTGTATTATTTAATGCTGTTGCTCCCGTAGCAGCCACTAAAATACCACCATACTGAAGATAATTAATTGCTGAATGAAGTTCTCTATCGTGAACTGTTCCTCCGCTGAATCCGGCTCCAGAGGCAAAACCAGAAGAAGCTCCAGTTAGAACAGCAATATTAAATTTTGATAATAAATCAGTAGGACTGTTTATAATTTTATATCCTAATTGTTGAGTATCATTTTGCGTTATTTTGTGGTATAATGAATATCCACAAAGAAATGCTGATAAGTGGGTTGACGAATCAACTTGTGTGTTGGCGAGTATTGGTGATGAATTTTCGAATATGTTAATTCCTGGCATATGTTTTATTCCTCTGTGAACCAAAGAGCATTATCCTCTTTGAATGTTTTTTCTGTATCGAATTCTTTAGATCCAATAAAAAAAGTAGTGTTCTCTTCCTCTTCTTTCTCTGTTGTATTTATAATTTTCTTTTTCTGTATGTCTATGATCTCTTCGAAGTAGCCTTGTCTAGTCAACCATCCAAAAAGAACCAAACACATAACCAAATCGTCTGTATAACCATCATCTGCACAATGCGTCTGATGTTTTGAAACAAAAGTCATCAATTCTTGAATAATATCAAAATCTCTGACCAAGAGCCTATCTTGCTCAATTAAATTTTTTAGAACTGCACAACCCAGTTTTTTGACCGCAGAGCTGGTTCTTACGCCTCTTTGTTTTGTTCCGCGACCGAATCCCAAGGTTACTTTTTGTCCTGCACGACCCATCATCTGAGTCTGAATGATATTTTCGTACTCATAATCTTCGTGCATGGCATCGGCAATCTGACCGCCGATGTCATTGACTTCAATTAGTAAGTGTGCATTATTATATTTTATTGCCAAATTGTAGAGTTCCGGCGGAACATCAAAGGGAGATATAAGATTATTTCTATACCTAGCCACGACCTTATGGGGCTTTTCGGTGGAATCGACCACCACCATAGCCGTATAGTCTCTTCCCTGACCTCTGGCGACATCGACCATGATGAAGTAGGCATGGCCTTCAACTGGCTCGTCGTAGATATAAAGGCCCCCTGGCTCCTTTGCTATCGGTCTATCAAACTGAAGTAAATTTAGCTTGCTGGCACTGATGAGGGTATTTGAAGAACCAAGGAATGAACATTCAAACTCCTGCTCAAACTGCTGTTCGCTGGTCTGGGCAATCATCTGCTGCTTCCATTGCTCGTCGCGCAGAGGCCCACCAGCGTACTTAGGAACCTGTCTCCAAGACACCTCTATGGGTATGTACTCGTTCTTGCCCTCCTCTCCCTGCTTCCTTGTAGCCCCCTTCCAGAAGGAATAGAACATATTCAGTCCGTTTGGGGTTGATACCATGAATACCTTCGTGGTTTGACCGGAGGTAATTGTAGGGTAAACTGAACT